CGTCCACAACCGTATTGGTAAGTTTGCTCTGGGAAAGTGCCTGGGCCTGTGCTAAAGTAAGCATCTGTTATTTATTCCTTTCATTTACCGTAAACTGCTTTTCTGATTTCGTCATCGACTGACGTTGTTTGCGGTGCGGGCTGGCTGACCTTGGGCGCGTTGCCCTTTAGCCGTTCGTTCACGCCCTTTTCCACGGCCTGCCGGAACACCTTTTCAACGGCGGCAAGCGCCGCATTAGTGGTGTCCGCGTCCGTGTAGGGCAGCACCTCGGCGAGTTCGACAGGCAAGCCCTTGTCGCTTAATTGCGATTTGGCCTCTGCCCGCAGTTCGCGCTTAGTGATTTCCGCTTCACGCTCTGCCAGTTTCTTTTGCAATTCCTGGCGCTCATGCTCTGCGCGTTCATCCGCCGACATTTTCGCCAATTTCTGCGCTTCGGTGACGGCCTTGTCAATCCGCGCCTGTGCGTCCCTGCGTTCGCGCTCAAGGCGCTTGTCGATAATCGCGTTGAGTTCGTCCTGCGTGAAGGTCTTTGCAGTCGGCGTAGCCTGCTCCTTGACCGCCGTGGTTTCTTCGGCTGTTGCCGTGGTTTCGATTGCCGTGGTTTCTACCGTGTTTTGCTCGTCCATAATTTCCTCCCGTTTAACGCTCGTCAGCGATTCCGTGGTTCTTTAAGCCCTGCCGCGTAAAAGGGCATACAAAAAGCACCCGGAGGTGCTTAGTGTGGTCGTTGGTAGATCAGTAGTCCTTGCCTTCTTCGTATTGCGGCTTTATCGGAACACCTTTATCAAGGCAATCCTGTATAGCATTCATCTGCTCCTCTTCGCTCAAGTGATTCATCCAAAATATCGGGTAACTCTCGTTGAACTTCTTGCGGTATTTCTTCACCAATTCCCAAAAGCCATCCATTATACCGCTCCTTTCAACATATCAAGCCACATTCCGTGCGACTGCGGGAACATCCGCTGAAACATTTCGTAACCTTTAGGGCTTGTCATACTCATTTCTCCAATGTTCGCAAACGCTTCTTTTTCAAGCGCCCACCGCTGGTTCCAGTACTCTTTGCCGTGACCAATAAGTGTCTCGATACCGCCGTTGGAAACGCCTTCAAGGATGTCTACCAAAGCGCCTGTTTCCCGCCCGCTCAAGTTTAAAAATTCGCGCGATATTGATTTCAAAGCCTCTTTTCGGCTCGGGATGCGCCCCGTGCTTGTGGGAACCCTTCGCGCCTCCACCAGCCTGTTGAAGTCCGCTTTCAGCGTTTCACCAAACTTCCCGCTTGCTGACAATGGCACCGTGCCATTGCCCAGGCGATGGTCGATGTTGTGCCATGCTTCGTGTATAGTTTCCGCATAAGGCATTTTCCCCGCGTTCCCTTTCGCATCTTTCGCGATATCTACATGGATGCCGTCGCTATCATTGTACGCCTGCCGTTTGTACTTTGCGTCCGCAACTCGCACATCACCTTGCTGTTTTGCCCATGCGTTTCTCGGAACATCAGGTGCGGCGTTGGCAATCTCTGTAATATTGCCATAATGCTCCTCACCTAATTTTAGCATGAAATCGCTGTTTTTGTCAAGGCGGACAACGGGTTTTGGCGCTTTGCTCTCGCGCCACGCATTGACATCAGCGGGCGCGCCGTCCTTTTGCCACGCTTGCCACTCCTGGTACTTCATGTCCCTTGGCACATACACGCTTTTGCCGTTGGCGTCCCTCGCCGATCTTGTCAAGCCCTCGCGGGTCAAGCCGTCAATCACGGGTGCCACGGAGGACCTGCAGTGCGGGTGCGCTGGCGGGTAGTTAACGCCCACCTCCTTCTCCGACATTTCGAAGATTTTGCCGTCCAGCCCGCTGCACTTCTCGCTCGTCCGGCTGTCCAAGGTTGCCATGTACTCGTAGCGCTCTATCCCGCATTCCTCATAAGCCGTTGCAGTGGTTTGGTTTGCCACATACGCCGACTCCGTGCGGATGAGCCGATTCGCCGCGTACTTTTGGTACTGCGCCTCGGTCTTGAACTTGCTCTTGACCTGACTGCGCCATTTGTTAAGGTCAACCATGCCGCGTACATCCTGCATCGTCATGTCTGACAACTTGCCCATGCCCGACACTTCCATCAGCGCACGGTCGAGGATGCCCGCCATTGCGTCACGATTCTGCCAAACGCTTGTCGAGTAGTGAGTGCCCGCCCATTTACTCTTGAGGATGGTGTCAAGCGCCCTGCGCGGCACACCCGCCATCTGAAACCCTGCCGTGGTCTTTTGGATGTCAAACATCGTCCGGCTGTACGCAAGGTCAGCGGTATGCCGTAGATGCGGCGTAAGTGCCCCTAATTCGGCTTCTGCGGCTTCGGTCAGCCCAACCCTTGTGCTTGCCTTAATCGCGTCTAAACGGCTTATTCTGGCCCTGTACGCGTCCGTCCTGAGCATGACCTCCAGCCGCTTGCGCTGGCGCGGGTCGCTGATGACCGCTGCCCTTGACCTCAGGTCATCCATCACGCCTTGAGGTACGCCCTCGCGCAGAAAGTCATACGCCTCGCGTGTGCTTAGCCCCGTCTTGCGCGTGTAGGTCGCCATGATGGCGTCAATGTCCTTGTCCAGTTGACGCATCGTGCGGTCATAGGCTCGGCTCACCGTCTCGACCACCTTGTTATTGGCGCGGTCATACGCCGCTTGACGGAGGGCTGCGCGATGCTCCCAGTAGGCGGTTGCCATTATTCAGCCTCCTCGTCCTCCATTGCGGGTATCGGCATTGCCCCAAAAGCCGCCGCCTGTGCCGCGATGTTCGCTTGCTTCTCCTGCTCAAGGTCATCAAACGCGCTTTGGACATCCTCAATGAAAGGCACCTGCCCCAACAGCATCTTCGCGGGCACAAGCCCCGAAAGCATCTGAACCATCTGCGCGATCTCAAGGTCATTGACAGGCAGGGAGCGCCTGAACATCATCTGCACCGCGTCAGCATCAAGCGATGGGTATCCCTTGAGGCTGAGGAATGATGCAAACAAGCGCAAACGCCACCGCAAGCCCTCGCGGAACCAGCGTTCCTTGATTTTCGTCAGCTGTTCCAATCCCAGTAACTTATACTTCATCGCCACACCGCTGGAGTTGCCGGCAAAGTTTTCATCCGTCAGGTCAGGCACATGGCTGAACTTGTGGATGTCGCTTTTGATGGCATCCTTGAGTATTTCCGTGTCGCTCTCGGACATCTGCTTGATGAGGTACTCGGCTTTCGCCTGCGGGTCAGGCAGACTAAGCGTGCCTTCCTGCTTCAACCGCTGTGCTGCCGTCCGGGTATCGCCTTCTGGTGCATCAAACCCAACCACGCCAGTCAACACCAGCAGGGCGTCGGCAAACTGCTCCTTGTCATTCACCCTGTCCGACTGCAGGACATCGTAGGCATCAATCAGGCTGATGACTTGTTCAAAGTCGCCCGTCTGGGATGAGTTGTTCCAGTACTCGACCATCGGCACATAAGGGAAATTATGCGCCGTTCTGGATTTTTCTGCGCCTACTACCCCGCCTGTACCAACAGCGTACTCAATCGCCTCTTCCGGCGTGTACACCGTATATCGCGTGATATTCGCTTCACCCTTGCTGTTGACTTCAACCAGCCGATAAACACCGAACAGGGGCAAGCCCTCCGCATCGTTTGAGTACACCACAAACGCATTCTGCGGGTCAATGGCCGTTGTTCTCGGCCTCGCCTGGCTGTCAGCGTATACCAACTCAACGCCGCGCCCATATACCGCTTGATTGAGCGCAATCTCCGCATCAACGCTACCCACATCAGCCGCATTGTAAGCGTCCTGTAGTGCACTCAGCGCCTGTTCATCGTCCGCGCCATATTGAACAGGGTCACCAATCAGGTAGCCCGATGTCATGGTGGCGATATAGGCAGGGTAACCGTGCATCAGCCTATTGTTTGGCAAGCCCGTTGTGCGCATACGCTTTGTGATGGTAGACAGCCCGATATAGTACTCATGCAGTTTTGCCAAACGGGCTGCCTCAAGGTCGAACTGCTTCACACAGTCATTGATGCTGTCCCTGTCCAGGACTATGTTCTTGTCCCGTGTAATCAATTTCTCACAATCCTTTCAGGTTCAGCGCGGTTGCGTACCGTGCCGTAGATTCATGTTCAAGGCAGTAGCGCAGGGCATCAATGTGATGGTTGTTCCTGTCCTCGGGCACCCGCATACTTTGACCATCCTTGTCCTTGCGCCATTGGTATAACTGGAGTTCGTTTTTCATATGCTGGCACCTCACATCCACTATGATTTCGTGCCCCTGCAGCCACTGTATGCCGTGCATCACGCTGTCCGGGCCTTTCTTTGCCCCGATTGCACGGATGCCCAGGTTCTGCAACTCCTTGATGCTCTTAGGCTCAGATGAATCACAGGTGATGTAATGCCCTCCAACCCACGGCTTGAGTGATTCAGCGAGTTGGCTGTTTGTCATGCCCTTTTCGTGCAACTCGTCCAGGATGTAGATTTTCTTCTGCGCCCTGTCATAATGCACCTTCACGCCAGCCGCAGGGTCAGATGAAAAGCCAAAGTCAAGCCCAAACAATGGCTTGTCCGTGTTGAATGCCGACAAGTCCTCGCTGCGCCAGTTGCGGAAGATGACATCGCCCAGCGTTCCCCAATTTCCCAGCGAATAAACCTCGCGGTAATACTCGTCCTGCTCGTTCTCAAGCGCAAGACGGTCATCGTCCGTCAAAAAGCGATTGTCCTTGTATGTTGTCTTGAGGATGCTCAATCCGTCATCATGGTACTCGCTTGCGCCGTCCTGCCAGTTGCCAAAGAATTGGCGGAATATCCAATGTTCCTTGTAAACCGGATTGAATGACAAGGTGATGCGCTTGGGATGCCTGCTCTCGCCGCGCAGGCGCTTCTCCAGTTGCTTGAAGTCATCGTAGGATGTTTCGGTGGCTTCTTCAATCCAGATGTCGGTGAGAACGCCGTTCGCGGGAGTGATTGACTTGATTTTCTCAACATCGTCAAGACCAGCAAACAGGATTTGCGCGCCGTTGTTCATGGCTGTAATCAGCATTTCGCTTTTGCTGATATTGAAGCAGTCGCGCAGGATAGGCTTGAGAGCATTGATTGCCTTAATAACCTCGTTCCAGCATGAGCCGCGCAAAGTTCGGGCGACATTGCGCAGGACAAGCGTGTTCCTGCCACTCAGCGTGTCAAGCACGATTCTTTGGGCGATAAAAAAGGACTTGCCCGATGAAGCCCCGCCAAAGAAGATTTGAAGCCTTGTATCATCCTTGAGCCGCCTGTAATACTTGTCGTTGTACAGTTTCGGCAGCGGTTTAATCGCCATCCTCGCCGTCCAATACTATGTCGAAGTCGCCGATGAAGGCGTGCGACATATCCAATTTGTCCGTGGGCTTCTCGCCCGCCGTGTCACGCAAGCATTCCAAAGCCTTGATGTCGCCAGCGATTGCCTTGTCTCCCAGTTTCATCAGCGCAAGCGTCTGCGTGGTGATTTCCTCTGCGTCAATGCCCATCTCCTGCAATTGAGCAATCGTCTTGTCTGATACCTTGCGCTTCAGCCCAAGCACCATTGCGGCAACATCCTTCATGGCGGCTTTCTTGCGGCGAACAGCACCAGACGCGATACCGCCCTTCTGCCCGCTTTTCCGTGCTTCATCCGTGCTTCTCCCTTTGCCAAAAGGCGGGAGTAGGTTATCGCTCATCGCTGCTCACCTCACTTTCTATTTTGCGTATGGTCTGCGCCTTGCAAGTTGCGTCATTTTGTAAACATCCAGTATGTTGCGGAGTATCATTTTAGACATTTCCAACGGCGGTTCAGTAGACAGCACAGACCTTGTTATATGCTCAAACCGTGTATGACACCGTTTGCAAAGCGGGACAAGGTTTTGTTGACTATTATCTTGCGTTAATCTGTATGGGATAATGTGATGTACTTCTAACTTTTGTGTACGACCACATAAACAGCAAAAAGGTGTTCTTTCCCTTACCTCTCTGCTTTTTGTTTTCCACCTTGACCCACGACCGTTCGTATACTCATCATCAGACATCCATGTGTGATAGCACTCAGTAGAACAGAAATTGCCTGACGCATTGGTTTTAAGCGCTGATGCGTATATCTCAAATTCTTTCCCACAATGCCTACAAGTGCGCGTCAAGTGTTTTCTTTTTTGACTTTCTGACAGGCACTTAATTGAGCAGTACTTTTGCTGATTGCTCTTTGGCGAAAAGAATATCTCTCCGCATTCAGCGCATATTTCGGTGTTTCTATTCTTTGCGAATGTTATCTGCGCCATCCTGTTCCCAATTTTTGCCGAACAATGCCTGCATCTGACCGCCTTGCTGTCTTTTCTTATCGTGTCAATCTTTCCGCAATCGATGCAGACCCTCTCCCTAACGTACTTGACCGCTTCGTCGTTCTTGCGCGGGTTCTTGTCATAGGGTATGAGGTCTATGACCTTCCTGTTGATAATTTCCATTGTTCCTCCTATACCACCGCCTCGAACCTGAACTTTGTTCCGCTGAGCAATAACTTATTTGCTCCTGCCATTGCAGTAGGGCTCATCATCCCGACCACCGGGTAACCCACATAATCCAGCCATGCACCAGCGCACATGGTTAAAGTTGGCCTCCTTGTAACCCTTTTGTTTTGAGCGTCTACGACAAGTTTTGATCCTCGAAGGCAATAGGGCTTGTGGGAGTGCCCGTGAATGAACACGTCCACGCCGTCCATCGCCTGCATGAACCTGTCTGCTTTGTTGACGGTCGAACCGGGCAATGCGCCGCCGCCAGCGCCGTGCACGCAAGCCAGCAGATAGGAGTAGGGCTTTTGGTTTCCGTTACGGTTGCGGCCCAGCGCCACGCGCACGAATGCCATA